GAAGAAGATGCGTGAGGCTTTTCAGAAATTGGTGATTCCTTCTGGTCCCTTGACGGAATAACCACCTCAGGCTGATCCAAAATATAAACATTTAACACCATCCCAACAGGGATGTGAACAGGCATACCCACAGTTTTGGGATCATCAACCTCATCAGGCATATATGAACCAACAATGGTCATATAACCATCAAGACAGTTTTCCCAAAGCCACCCGACAGTAACTACCGTACACTGCTCCGGCTCATACGTCTTGACCTCAGTCCAACCGTTCTCGCCATCATACGCATCTTGCCAATGAACAGCGACAAGAGGCCAGCTTGATTTAATCTTCATACGGATTGATACCCTCCTCATGCAAATGCATCTCAATCGTAGCGATAATACCCGACATAAACGAACCCACCTTAACCCAAGAATTCTTGTCGCCGTAAAGAGCCTCACGCCAATAACGACACAAATCGATAGCCGACTGATTATCAGAATTCAAAACAATACTTATGCCACCCGACATGTGATACTCAAGCTTGGAAGCAGCATCATTCATACGCTCAACCTCATCCTTGGGGATGATGTTGTAAATCCAGTCGTCAGACATTCTTCTTCCTTGCTTTCTGATTTCTAACATATACGTACCCCGGGGGAAGACCGTTCGATGAAATGCCCTGACCCACATCCACACTGCCAAACGCAGCTGCAAGAACTTCAGCAACTTCTTCCACGCTGACCGAAACATCAAAACCCACTGTGATCTGTCTCATCTTCATCTAAATTCAATCTTTCACGAATAAACTCATTGGCCTCAAGAAGGACCCCAAGCCTAGCGTAAGCAGCATTACGCAAACGCCAAGCATGCGGCTTGGAAACACCAAGACGCTTACCTAGGGCTTCCAAAGAAATCATCTCAGAATTAACCGCATCAATAATGAAACGATCCTGCTCAGACAACTGCTCAATACAGCTAGCAACAGCCTCCCGAAGAGGCTGAATTTCTTGCAAAGACTCTTCAGGCTCCTCAAGGATGCCAGCCATCATCAACGCCTCAATGGGCGTTTCTGGCCTCCTGTACCCACGGAACGACTCTGCGTGGGACGGAGTAATGCTGACGTCTCTATTCCTCAAGTTTTACAATTTTGCACTTATCGATCGGTATTTCAAAGAAGGTTTCACCTTCCGTATAAATAGTGTTCTTCGTTACAACAGACTTGAAATCCTCACCATCAACAAGAAGAACATGTGTTCGCTCATGGTTCAACATGGCGAAATAAACCATGTCATGCGTTTTCAAAAACTTGAACTTACGAGAAGCAAAATGCACAGTCTTAAACGGAAAAACCGGACCACGCCAATTATGTTTAACCTCAACCTCAATACCGGTATCCGGCATACCCCAATCAGTCAAAATATCAATACCAAACTGATCAGGATTCAACTCCGCTTTTGCTCCCTGTGAGCGCAACCACTCAATGATCTGATACTTGGCCGAATCATCAGCGTCGTAAAGATTGCGATCAAACGGCTTGGAAGAAGGCTTCATGCTGTCATGTGCTCCATCTTCTCCGCAATCTGGGCATAACACCACAAATACCCTGCGGCATCAATGACACTATCCACATGCAAAAGATCTTTACGATAATTATTTTGCAAACGAGCAAGCTTCACGGAAACCATGAACATCGCACCTTGAGCAGGAGTTAACTCCACACCCGAAAAAGCACGAAAAATATCAACCACCCGAGAATAGTCATCAAACGGATGATTGTACTCTTCACGACGCTGCCCGTGGGTCAGCTCGTGAGCCTTAAGCAAAACCTCATCAATCTGTTTAGACACAAAGACCCCTCAATCGATGGCCAACCCATTCGGCCACATTAGATACTACACCATTGCCACACTGCCTGTAACGCTCTGTATCCGAAACAGATGCAGTCCAATTATCAGGCCAGGACATTAAACGCTCACACTCAACAGGAGTGAACTTCCTAGGACGCATCCTAGAAGTAGCAATACAAGCAGGACCAACAGCTTTTAGCGTCGTGCAGATACCTTGCGTGAAACGGTCTTGTTTCCCTTGCGTAGAGTAAAAGGTAAAGAACCTGTTCTCTGTTGGATTCCCTTCATGGCTTTTTCCGACAGGAAATATTTTGGGTGGACACTTCTCGGCGGAATCAGAATTGAAGACAGAGGCGAGAAAGACACGTCTCCGTCGCTGGGGCACTCCGAAGTATTGTGCATCCAAAACGGCCCACTCGATTTCCAACGCCCCTGCGTCAACCATTTCGTTGAGGATGACACCGAAATCTTGCCCTTTGTTTGACGAGAGTGCACCGGCAACATTTTCCCAGATAGAAACTTTCGGATACTTTCCATTAGTCTCCTTACGTAACTCACGAATAATCCTCATTCCTTCATAAAACAAACCAGACTTAGAACCAGACAAACCCGAACGGGAACCAACAACAGACAAATCTTGACACGGCGAACCCCAAGCAACAACATCAGGATAGCCATACTCCAAAACATCTTTGGCTTTCAAAGTGGAAACATCGCCCCATCTAGGAACATTAGGCCAATGCAAAGACAAAATGTTTGCAGCGTTCCTATCCCACTCACATTGAAACATAGTTTCAAAACCGGCACGCTCAAGACCAAGATCTAAGCCACCCACGCCCGAAAAAAGTGAAAGAATTTTAGGATTATTCTTCATCTTAAGCTTTCTCTGCGAACAGAACAACAATCTGCTTATCATCAGAATACGCCACACCATTCAACGCATCCAAAACAGACTTAACGTAATTATCAATATCACCACGTAACCGCTTAACCGGCTGCTGAACTTCAGGATTCGGCTGCACACGTTCAATCTCCAACTCAATCTGATCATGCACAAAACGCAACCGAACAGCCAAATCACCCTCAGCAAACAACGGACCCTTATACATCTCAGCAATAGCAGCCTCATGCAAAGCCGTAGTTTTCGGTGTGTACGCAAAACCACGCTTGGACATTCTCGGGCGTTGCTTCGCCCGAGGACGAATCTTCAACACCTGATGATACTTAAACTTCTTCACGGACGAAACCCTTCCGACATAGGAACATCAGAACCATAACACGTCTCAACAATCTTAGTCAACTGTTCAACAGCATCCTCACGACCATGAAACTTGCCCCACCTACGATCTGCGCCCACAAGCAAATTATAGGCATGATTGATCGGTGTGCCATGCTCACGCATCAAATGAACTAGACGCACAAGCGTGTTCGAGCGGTCAGAACCCGGCAACGGGCCATGCCACCAAATGTTAGCAATATACGCATTAATATGCTTAAACGATTCCTGAAGGTCAGGGGGCAAACCCTGAGGAACCTCAACCTTACGACGCTGAACCTTAGACATTTCAGCCAAAGGAAACAAATCAATATTGCTGGCACGATGCGCATACGCATGATCAAGAAACTCTTCCAAAGGAAGAGGATTATCATTAGCGTCCAACATAAACCTGTTCTCCGGAATACCATTACAGCCACCCGGATAAGGCAAACGAACATAGTTACCCAAACCCGAACAAATCTCCTGCTTAGGATTAACCTCCTTGGCAGGAAGATTGATCACTTGATGGGCAGCTAGGAACGCACGACGCATAATCCAAGCCGGCACCCAATCATCAGCGAAAACCCAAACATGATAACCACGCCGAGTTTTCTCAACATAAGAAACAACACCCTTCAAAAAGAAAGCTGTCTGAAGATTACGTGCCGAATCAAGATCATCAACATCAATATCCGAACAACCCCACTTGACAGTGGAGTCGTCAAGCAACGGATAAACCCCGAAATAGAAATCGCCGTTCAAATGTGAGGCGAACATATCCGAAGTCACCGAAGCCTTGACAGACCCACCATCCCAAGTGCCGTACGCATCCGTACGACCGTCAAAAAGCTCAGAAAATAAATCAACCGAACTAGAAAGATTGCTCATAAAAATTACCCTGCTGATACTGCGTCGGCAAAGCACCACTAAGATCAGTCAACCGACCCGTAGCGGTATCCAACTCGAAATCAATATCATCAACAAGCTGACCAGCTGGACGCTTATTCTTCAACAAAGAAACCGTCACAGTAAACTCATGAATCCTGGCTTCGCTACGCAAATAATCCAAACGATCCTGAGCACGCTCAGAATGCGAACGATCAAGCTTCTCAATCAACTCATTGATCTCCGCAGCAATCTGATACTTCTTACGACGAACACCAATAATACTAGTAGCCTGCTGTTCACCACCGTACGAACCCGAAGACATAGTCAACTTCGCACCATCAGCACCAGCAGTACGAGACGTCTGATGCAACACAAGCATCGGAATATCATGACGCCGACCAAAACCCTTCAAGAAAGTAGCCTTATCCGGAACAGTCTCACCAGCCTCAACCAAATCCAAATAGTCAACAACAACCAGCTCAGGCACCCGACCCCAAACATCACAAACCTCGTTATAGGCACGCTCCATATCAGAAGCAGCCAAAGGCTGATCAAACACAGCAAGATTCGGGAAATCCTCTTCAGCCGTACGACGCAACAACTTAATCGCATCAGCATCATCAGCAGCCACCCGAGCCTCAAGCTCACGAGCATCAATACGATGCTGAATACAAGTCAACTTAGTCAACACAAGCTGACGAGGCTCATCAGGAATGAACATCGCAATATGCTTATCACGATTATGACGCAACGCATGCATCAACAACAACGTCTTGCCACCATGAGCGAACCCGAGCATCATCGCAATTTCACCAGGCGCAATACCACGCAACTCCGCATCAATTCGAGGAATACCCAAATGGATACGTTCTTGCGGAGACTGAGCCCAACGAACAAACGAATCCGCAGCATCAGCCAACGGAGAATACATCCGATACTCAGGTTCAGGTGGGGAAGCGGACTTCCCCACCAAATCCCAGCCGGCAGCAATATCTTCCGGCGACAAACGCATTACTTAGACCGAGGTGGCCAGTAAGCCTTCTCACCCTCAACAGCCTTGAAGTGAGGACGCTTAGGATTCTTATCAAGCGAATCACGGTTGTCATAAATCTTCGTGACACCATCACGCTTACAAGCCTTAATCAACCAATCCGGAAGATCACCATGCTGCTTACCAACAACACGAATATCGCCACCCGAAGAAGAAACCTCAGTAGCACCAAACGCTTCACGCATCATATTGACAGCCTGAGCATTCTGATCCTGCGAACCCTGTGGAGAACCATAAATGGTGTCCAACATGATCTCAGAAACCGACCCGAAAATGTTTGCAAACTCACCAATGCGAGCATCAACAGTCAACGACTTATCAGTCATATCAGCTGCGATCTTCGCACAAACCTGCATAATAATTGCTCTATCCTTATCCATTACGCCTCCTCGACGCTAGTGGAGCCTTTGATGTGCGCTCCTTTACACATTGACCAAACCGGACACCACCTATCAGAACACAGGAAGTGCTGGTCGTTTATCAGCCAGCGTTCATCTGGCAAATAAATCTTACTAAGAAGAATACCATTAATCAAGGCTTGAGCCTGCTGAACAACCCAAGAACCATGACCCTCAGTACGCTTTACCGAAACAACCTGACCCGAAGACGAAGCATTACGAATCATCACACCAAACGAAAAATTCGAAGGATACTGAAGCACACCCGCCCGAACCATCGCCTCAACATACAAAGCCGACTGAATATTCTGAGTCTGCTTCTCCACCTCAGAATACTTACGAGCACTCGTCTTCCAATCCCACAAACCCGAAGGATGCACATAATCAATAGTGCCCTCAAAGTACAGCTCATACTCATAAAGAGCATTTTTCACCGACCCGACATGCACAGCAAACTTATGCTCCGTCTCCCCACCAAGTGGGACGACGGGCAGAATATCACGAACCCAAGCAGAAGCCATCGAATGAATATGAGTATCCCACTTAGCAGGATCA